TATTGAACAAAGACAAAAACACTATGAAAACGAGTTAAAGGATTATTTCGATAGAAATGATGATATGCCTTTAATAAACGCTATGCGTAAGTTTAGAAAACGTTTAACTGAATGGGAGGATGGTTATGAACCCACTATTGATGAAAGTGAATATCCTAAAACACGCAAACTAGTTAACCAAGTAGATGGTACAATCGCTATATGTTGGGATAACAAACCCCATAACTGGGATGGACCAGCATTATTTCCTAAAGGAGATAAAAAACAAGGCGAATATTACCTATATGGTATTCGTTATGAAGCAGAAGAGTGGAAAGAAATGAAGAAACAATGGGAAGGATTGCCTTGGTATAAAACACCAGCTATTCTTATGGACGCAGGATCAGCGAGAAACTAAAACATATTGAGATGGGGTTGGATTTACCAACCCCCTTTCGTATATTATGGTAATATAGATAAAAAGTAATAATATGAAAATAGGATTAACAGGTACTATGTCAGTTGGTAAAACAACTTTAGTTAACGCTTTAAAGGAAAATAAGAAGTTTAAAGGTTATAACTTCGCTACTGAACGTAGTAAATATTTAAGTGATTTAGGTATCCCACTTAATACTGATTCAACATTAAAAGGTCAAACTATATTTTTAGCTGAACGCTGTGCTGAGTTATTAAACGATAATATCATAACTGACAGAACTATTATAGATGTATTAGCGTTTACTCAAGCAGCTAAATCAGTTGATCAAGTAGAATACGATTTATTTGAACAATACGCTATTCAGTTTTTAAAGGATTATGATCATATATTTTACATTTCACCACAAGGTTTAGATATTGAGGACAATGGTGTTAGAGAAACTGATGAACATTTTAGAGATGTTATTGATTTTAGTATTATAACTTTATTAAAACGATGGGGTCATAGAATCGATAATGTTACTGAAATCAGTGGTACAACAGAAGAACGTATTAAACAAATCGAAGAAGCCATATCTTAATAATATTTATAACAAAATATAATAAATGAAACGTTCAGATTTAAAATCATACATTAAAGAGCAAATAGTATCAACCTTAGAGGAAGCTACTTTTCAAGCGGATAAAGGAGATCAATCATCAATAGATGCAGCTAAAAAATCAGCTGACAAAGACGATGTAATCAAAATATCAGAAATCGATGATGACGAAGGTGATAAAGAAGCAACAAAAGGTGATAGAAAAAACGCCTCAAAAGCTAAACGTTTAGATGCTAAGATTAAAGCTTTACAACAAATCGAAGCTGATATGAAAACTGAGCTTAAAGCATTTAAAACAGCTGAAGGAGATGCTTTAAAAACAGCAGCTAAGAAACAATTAAAAAGGTTAACTGCTCTAAAAAAAGAAACCGAAGCCGAAATTAAAACTTTAGAAGGTGAGATTATTTAATAAATACACACTATTAGTATTATTACTTATTTCCATATGTTTCAACTATTATAACCTATTCATACAAGATGAGGCTTATACTAAGGAATATGAAGGTAAAATAGATCTATTAGAATCAAAGGTAGACAGTTTAAAAGTTAAAAATATAAGTTTAAATAACGAAATATTAACTTTAGAAAAGGAATCGGATTCACTAGATCTAAAAATATTAAATGTTGAAGAACAAAGAAAATCAATAATAAGGTCATATGAAATATATTTACAGCAAATTACTGATCTTGATGATTCTGAACTTGAACGTTGGTTACTCACAAGATACAACGATTGAATTAGAATATAAGATAGCAAGGTTAATTATTGAAGACCTTACAACAGGTGATCAAGCCAAAGAAGAACTATCTTTTACTCAAGAACAATTCGGTTTATTAAACCATAAAATATCACTTAGGGATAGTATTATTTTTAAACAAAGTTTGAAAATCAATAACTATGAAGGTATTATGGGTACTCGTTCTGAACAACTAAAGTTATCAAAAGATTTATCTACCCAACTCCAACTTGACCTTAAAAAACAAAAAGCAAAAACAAAACTATTCCAACTAGGTGGAACAACAGTTTTAGTAGGAGCGTTAGTGTTAATCGTACTATAATACTATGGGTCAACTAAGTATAAACGAAATAATAAAAGCAGAATACATCAAATGTGCTAACGATCCAGTACATTTTTTTAAGAAATACTGCTATATATCTCACCCCCAACGAGGTAAAATATTATTTAGTCTTTACCCTTTCCAAGAAAAAGCACTAAAGTTAATAGATAACAACCCATATTCTATTATACTAAAATCTAGACAGTTAGGTATATCAACCCTATCTGCAGGTTATGCTTTATGGTTGATGACGTTTCACGAGAATAAAACTGTGATGGCTTTAGCCACTACACAGGCAACAGCAAGAAACTTAGTACAAAAAGTACAGTTTATGTATGAGAATCTACCAAGTTGGTTAAGAGTCCCAGCAGTAGAAAATAATAAACTATCACTTAAGTTATCTAACTCATCAAGGATATTAGCAAAATCCTCATCACCAGATGCCGCAAGATCAGAAGCCGTTTCTTTACTGATTATTGATGAAGCAGCTTTCGTTGAAAACGTAGCTGAAACATGGGCTTCCGCACAACAAACTCTAGCAACGGGGGGTGGTGCTATAGTGTTATCTACACCAAATGGTACTGGTAACTGGTTTCACCAAATGTGGGTTAAAGCAGAAGCAGCACAAAACGATTTTTTACCTATTAAACTACCTTGGAACTTACACCCAGAACGAGATCAATCATGGAGAGATAAACAAGATGAATTATTAGGGGATCCTAGATTAGCAGCTCAAGAATGTGATTGTGATTTTTCATCATCAGGTAATACTGTATTTTATGGTGAATATATTGATTACATAAACAATAATACAGCGAAAGACCCAGTTGAAAAACGAGGCACCGATGAAAACCTATGGATTTGGGAATATGCTGATTATACTAAAGATTATATAATAACAGCAGATGTTGCTCGAGGAGATGGAAGAGATTTTTCTACTGCTCACGTTATGGATGTTGAGAGAAATATCCAAATAGCAGAATATCGAGGTCAACTATCAACTAAGGACTTTGGTAACTTTTTAGTTGGATTAGCAACCGAATATAATAACGCTTTATTAGTAATAGAAAACGCATCTATTGGTTGGGCTACTATACAACAAGTAATAGAAAGAAATTATGCAAATCTCTACCACACACAGCGTGGAGAAGCCAGTGTTGATTCGTATTTTGAATCATATGCAGATAATAGCAAGATGACAGCTGGTTTTACTATGTCAACCAGAACAAGACCAATCGTAGTTCAAAAGTTTGTTGAATATGTGACCGATAGAAGTGTTACAATACAATCCAAACGATTAGTTGAAGAGATGAAAGTTTTTATTTGGATGAATGGTAAAGCTGAAGCACAAACAGGCTATAACGATGATTTAATAATGGCATTTGGTATGGCGATGTATATTAGAGATACAGCATTAAAGTTTAGACAACGAGGTTTAGACATAACTAAAGCTTCGTTATCAAACATAGGAGTAAGTAGCGTAGCATACCAAGGTGGTTTTAACGCAGTTAATCAAAGTAACGAAAACCCCTATAAATTAGATAATGGGATAGGCGGTCAAGAGGATATAGGCTGGCTTTTATAATATTTATAACAATAAACAACGATGGCAGATAAAGGATTATTTCCAAGATTAAAAAGATTATTTTCAACTGATGTGATTATTCGCAATACAGGCGGAAATCAGATTACAACAGTAGATACTAACACAATCCAAACATCGGGTGAGTTTGAAACTAACTCATTAGTTGATAGATATGGTAGATTATATGCTGGTAACCCAACATCTTTATATGGGGCGCAGTTCAATATGAACTACCAATACCTACGTACCCAACTATACTCAGAATACGATTTGATGGATCAAGACGCTATTATAGCATCAGCGTTAGATATCATAGCAGATGAATCTACTTTAAAAAACGATATGGGTGAGGTATTACAAATACGCTCATCTAACGAAGACATACAAAAAATATTATATAACCTATTCTACGATATTTTAAACATTGAGTTTAATATGTGGAGTTGGGTTCGTCAAATGTGTAAGTATGGTGATTTTTTCCTTAAAATGGAAATATCCGAAAAGTTTGGTGTATATAATGTTAGACCTTATACCGCATTTCAAATAGCACGTAAAGAAGGATTTAATCCCGAAAACCCAGAAGAGGTAGTATTTGAATTTAACCCAGATGGTTTTACAGGTGGTGACTCAGGTTACTATACGGCTCCCAGCCAAACCCCATCCCCAAACGTTATCAGGTTTGATAACTATGAAATGGCTCACTTTAGACTTATATCGGATGTTAACTACCTACCTTATGGTCGTTCTTACGTAGAACCAGCGCGTAAACTATTCAAACAATATTCGTTAATGGAAGACGCTATGTTGGTACATCGAATCGTAAGAGCACCAGAAAAACGTACTTTTTACGTTAATGTTGGTGCCATACCCCCAAACGAGATAGATGCGTTTATGCAAAAAACAGTATCGTCACTAAAACGTACTCCTTATGTTGATCCAAAAACTGGACAATATAACTTAAAGTATAACATGCAGAATATGTTAGAAGATTTTTACATACCTGTACGTGGAAATGATACATCAACTCGTATCGAAACTACACCAGGTTTAACATATGATGGTATTCAAGACGTAGAATATTTAAGAGATAAACTATTTGCCGCCTTAAAGGTACCTAAAGCATTTTTAGGTTATGAAGCTGATTTAGAAGGTAAAGCAACACTAGCAGCTGAAGATATTAGATTCGCACGTACAATAGATCGTATACAACGAATCCTTATATCTGAACTTAACAAAATAGCATTAGTTCACCTATACGCTCAAGGGTATAGAGAAGAAGGATTAACAAACTTCTCATTAGAGATGACTACACCTAGTATCATCTACGATCAAGAAAAAATTGAACTATTAAAATCTAAAACTGAACTAGCACAACAAATGTTAGATCAAAAATTATTACCAACAGATTGGATATATGATAACGTATTCCACTTCAGTGAAGACCAATATGATGAATATAGAGATTTAATCAGAGAAGATACTAAACGTAAGTTTAGATTAGATCAAATAGAAGCGGAAGGTAACGACCCAGTTGAAACAGGTAAATCATATGGTACACCACACGATTTAGCATCATTATATGGTAAAGGTAGATCATTTAGTGAACCAGGGAACGTACCAGATGGTTACGATAAAGATAAAGAAGATGTGGGTCGTCCTAAAGACAAAACTCGTCGTAATAAACAAGATTCAAACTTTGGTAAAGACAGATTAGGTTCACAAAATAAAGATAACGAAAGTAACTCTATTAAACCTAACTTCAAAGGTGGTCCGTTAGCATTAGAAGATGCTAGAACCACATACATAAAAAACCAACGTTTATTCGAAGAGATGGATAAAAAGAAAGTAACAGTTGAAAAGAAATCTAAAAACCCATCGTATTTAGACGAATCTCAACTTAAAGGTTAATATTTATAACTAAATATATATTTGATGCGCATCAAACATTCAAAGTATAAGAATACGGGTATCCTATTTGAATTACTCGTTCGACAGATTACGGCAGATACACTTAAAGAAGGTGAATCACCCGCTGTTGACTTATTAAAAAATTATTTCTTTAAAAGTGAACTAGGCAAGGAACTTAAGCTATACGAAAGTATAACTAAGTCAAAAGTCTTAAGTGAAAATCAAGCATCTGCTTTTATTTCTACTATCCTAGAACAATCAACTAGGTTGAATCGTTCAACACTACGTAAAGAAAAATACAACTTAATCAAAGAGATCAAAAGTTTATATAACATAAACGAATTCTTTGCTACTAAAGTAAAAAACTACACACAGTTTGCTTCAATCTATACGTTAATTGAATCTCAAAATTCAAAAAACATAACAGATACCGAACAAATTGTAGATAATAAAGTAAATCTTTTAGAACACTTAACCAAATCAGTAGCATCTGAGGATGTTAAAAACGATGTTTTAAGTGAATTCCAAACATACGATAAAGACACAAGAATCTTAACCTACAAAGTTCTTTTAGAAAAGTTTAACGACAAATATGATGATCTATCTAACGATCAGAAGTCAGTTCTTAAAGAGTTTATCGAATCAGTAGATTCAACCCCAAAACTACGAAACTTTTACAACTCAAAAATCAAAGAACTTAAGTACGCAGTATTAACTGAAGCTAAAGCACTTAACGATAAAGTTGTAAAAATCAAGTTAATAGAAGTTTCTAAACTACTTACAGAACTTAAAAAAACTGATAAAGTCAACACTGATAACTTAGTGGATTTACTTCAGTATTATGAGTTGATTAAAGAAATAAAACTTACTAAATGAAAAAATCTGAGTTAAAAAAAGAAATACGCGAACGTATTTTAGAAAAGAAAGGTAAAACTGCTGATATAGATGAAATGTCTACATCTGGTGGTGCTGGTGCTTACAATACACCATATGCTTTTAAACTTAAAAAG